AATCCCGCCGAGCATCCCGGCAAAGAGCCCGCTCAGGCCATCGAAGATGCTCATCAGCGCACTGCCCCGTCGAGCAGCACAGACCCCACCGCCGACGGGTTTGCCGCCGAACCGGCTGCCGCGCCGATCAGCGTGTTGTCGGTGTCCACCGTGGTCACCAGCCGGGCTGCGTCGTCCCAGTAGAGCGCGTCGCCGATGCTCCACGCCTCTGCCGCGACCTTGGCAAGGTCGAACACGCCGACGCGCTCGACCTCGACGCCCGCGCCGACCTCGGCATCGTGCTGCGCGACACCGACGATCGCGCCGCGCTTGAGCAGCTGGCCGCCGGACACCGCATAGGGAGCCGGAACGGCGATCGTGCGCCCGGCCTGAAGGAAGTTCTTCATCGCAAATCTCCATTGCACAGGATGAAAACGACGAAAGCCGCCCTAGGGCGGCTCTCGTCAGGGGCAGTTAGGCTCTGAACGGGTCAGCCCGCGTTCTTGTAGCCGCCGACGAAATCGGCAGCGCCGAAACCGAAGTCGTGCTCGACCGTCATCGAGAAGCCCTGCGTGCCGAAGGGCTCCTCGGTGCGCACCCGCGGCGCCTCTGCGCCGTCGAGGAAGCCATAGACCCAGCACGGCGCCCGTTCGGACAGCAGATACCAGGCGCCGTCCTCGATTTCCGAGGTCACCACCGGCTTCAGACGGCCCGAGAACGGGTTGACCGCATCCGCCGAGGTCGGCGTGATCGTCGCCACCATCATCTCAGCCTCGGTCTCGCGCTCGGGGCCGACCAGCAGGATCGAGGGCGCGAGGTTGAGCGTGTTGCCGTCGATCGACTTCTGCTTACGCATGGCCTTGCGACCGTCCGACAGCGAGGTATCGGTGATATCGGTCCCGGCCGCAGCGAGGTTGCCGTGATCGGCGTGGAAGATCGCCTTGCCGTCCGACATCTTGGCGCCGAGCGCCCCGGCATAGAACAGCTGCTCCTCGAAATGCGCCACCGTCTCGCCATAGCTCGACAGCAGCTCGTCGATCGCGCCCAGATCGTCGTTGATCAGCATCTGGCGCGAGATCGTCAGCCCGCGACCATAGGCGGCGATCACTGCGGTCTCGCCGCTTTCCCCGAAGGTGCCCCACTTGATCTCGCCGGTTTCGCCCACCGGCAGCAGGGTCGGGAAATCCCCGGTCCGCACCAGCGGCATCGGGCGGAAATCGCGGAAGTTCCGCTTGCGCGCGATCGCCCGGTAGGTGGGCTGGAAGGCGCTGTAGCGTTCGAGCAGCACCTTGTTCAGCGCATTCTGGAAGATCGCCGGAAAATCCGACGTGGCATGCGACGCATCCATGAAGATGCCGATCTTGTCGCCCGCGGAGCGGATGCGCCCCCGGTGCCCGATCGAGGCCGCCGCGATCTCGACGATCGACATGTCCATATAGCCGCGCGCGGCGCCGGAGGCGGGATCACGGCCGGTGATCTGGGCAGTGAGGGCCTCGGTCATCCCCTGCCGCATCGTGGTGCGCTCGTCGCGCAGGATCTGGGCCCGGCTCAGGCCGGGGCGCGGTTTCGTCATCGTCGGGTTCCCGTTGTTGGAGGTGTAATCGGAGATCGCCTGCGCGGTGGTGAGGCCGCGCCCGATCCAGTTCATCGCGATGTCGGCGCCAAGGCGGCGCGAGGCCGCAAAGCGCAGGATGCCGGCCGCATGCGGATTGTCCTGCCCCGGCTCGTCCTCTTCTTCGGGATCGGCGCCCGGCTCCCCTTCCAGCTCCCCTTCCGGGTCGTCTTCGGGCGGCGGCTCATCGCCATCCGGCTCCCCCTCGGGATCGACGTCCATCTCGGGATCGTCGATCTGCTCCATCTCCTCCACCGGATCGCCGGCGGCCCCGGCCGTCATCTTGGTCTTCTTCATCGTCTGTCCTTTCTCGCTCTTGCTGGGATCGGCCCCGGTCATCCGGGCCATGATGGCGGCAGCGGACCGGCCCGCACCGAGGCCGGAACCGACAGCCCGCAGGGCTGCCGAAGCCTTCGGATAGAGCCGGTAGTCGAAGAGCGCGGCCGCCGCGGCCTCCGCCCCTTCGTCGGTCTCGGTCGCAAAACCGGATTCCACCGCTGCCGGACCGTCGAAATAGGTCTCCGCCCGCATGATCTCGCGCGCGGCCTCGACGCTGATGCCCGCCCGCGCCGCATAGACTGCGGCATAGGCATTGGCGCAGACCGCCAGCCCCTTGGCGGCATCGAGGTGATCCTGCTCGGTGCCGCGGCCGACCGTCCACATGCTTGCCGGGTCATGGATCATCATGATCGCCCCGACCGGCATCACGATCCGGTCGCCCGCCATCGCGATCAGCGAGGCGGCCGAGGCCGCGATCCCGTCGATCACCACCGTGACCTCGCCGTCGTGGTTCTTCAGCGCGGTATAGATCGCCTGCCCCTCGGTCGCGATCCCGCCGCCCGAGTTGAGCCGCACCGTCAGCGGCCCCGAAAGCCCCGTCAGCTGCTCACGCACCGACGCTGCCGTGAAGCTCTCCTCGTCCCAGAAGGAGGCTCCCACCGAGCCGGAGAGACAGATCTCATTCATCGTCCGTTTCCTTGTCACTGAACCCCGCGACCTGCCGCGACACATCGGCGCGCGGGTCGCTGTCGAACGGCAGACCGAGCCGGTCCGCCTCTTCCTTGTCCTGGAGCTGCTCTTCGAGCAGACGCTCGGGATCGACCCCGAGCTGGCGCACCACGCCCTGCCGACTCTGGAAGCCCGAGCGGACCGCCTCGCGCAACGCGCTGAACTCCCGCGCCGGGTCCACGAGGATCCGGTGCGGCGGCACCCAGGTCAGCCTGACCGCCCCGGGAATGTCCCACAGCTCTGGCGTGACGTCAGACCATGCCTCGACGATCCATCGCCCGATCGGCTGCAGCATCATCGGCACCAGCATCCGCCACTGCCAGCCGGAGACGTTGCGTTCCATCTCCAGACGTCCGATCCGGGCAGAGGAGAAGTTCACCCCGCCCAGATCCCCGGTCATCGCCTCGTAGGTGATCCCTACCCCCATTGCGACCGAGCGATAGACCCCCTTCTTGAACTCGCCATAGTCCCCAACCTGCGGCGGCTCCCCGAACGTCATGTCCTCGTCCGAGCCCACCGGCATGATCAGCCCGGGCTGCAGCGTCTCTCCCAGCTCCGGGCGCGGCATGTTGTCCATGTTCATGTGGTGGAAGGCCACGAAACAGGCGGCGATCTTCTGCCGCATCAGATGCGCGTCGTCGGCATCGTCGGCGTTGAGCAGCTTCTCGGCGACCGGCGTGTACCAGCTCACCCCGCGCGTCTGCCCCGGCCGGTCGACGCGGAAGACATGAATGAGATCCTCAGCCGGCACCCGCTCGGAGGTCAGCGGCGACGCCCCGGGGCGCCATTCACCGCCCGGATGCTGGGTATAGAGCCAATAGGCGACCCGGTTGCCGCCCTGGTCATACTCGATCCCCTCGCGGATCTCGTGGCCGTCGAGCGTCAGGCCGAAGCGCGTGTCGTCGATGTAGTCAGGCTCCAGAACCTCGAGCTGCAGCGGGATGCAAAGCCCAGCCGATGCCGGACGATGCCGGCGGATCAGGACCTCACCCGCATCGACGATCGTGTTCATCGCCAGCGCCTGCAGCCCGTAGAGGTTCTGCAGCCCGCATCGGTCGATCGCGACCGTGTCGCAATGGGTCTCGATCATCTCGAGGCCCTGCAGCTTTAGACGCTTCTGCATCGGCACCGGCAGGACGCGCGAGCACTGGATCTTCGGCAGGATGCCGTCACCGACCACGTGCCCGGTGATCACCTGCTGGATCCGTGCCGCCATCGGCGTGTTGCGGATCAGGTCGCGCGCGTAGAAGGCGATCCGACGCCGGTCCCGCCCCGCGAGATCGGCATCCGAACCGCTTGCCCGGATGCCCTCGTTGTTCCGCCCGAGCTGAGCCGCACGATAGTGCATCGTCAGCAACCGCGCGCGTTCCCGGTCGGCGGCGCGGCGCGGAGAAAACGCCGCCACCACCCGGTCGATCATCCCCATCACCTTACCCCCTGGAAAACTTCGGCCGGTAGAGGCCCGGCCTGCTGACTGGAGAGACCTCGTTTTCGATCATCGCCACGATCCGGCGCATCTCATCGAGCGAGCGGAAGGTGACCTTCTCGCCGTTTACCTCGAGCGAGGTCACCCCGCGCGCGATGTTGGCCTTCAGCTGGGCCAGTTGCTCTGCCGTGTAGCTCACAGCCATCCCTTCCCCTTGCGGATCCATCCGCCCCGGCCGGGAGCCCCGGACCATGGCGCCGTCGGCGGCGCCGTGCGGGGCTCTGCCGGCTCGGCGCCCTTCACTTCTGCCCCGGCCGGGGCATCGGTTCGCGCGGTGTCCTTGGCCTCAGACCGCACCAGGAACGGGTTTTCCGCCCCCAGCTGCGCCCAAAGCGGCGGCGCCGCCCAGTTGATCGTCTCGCCGCGCTTGTGGATGTGCAGCGCCCGCGCCTGCACCAGGTGGTCGAGGCTTTCGTTGCGCACCATCCCGGGCCGCTTGGACCAGCCCTTGTCGCCCCGGCGCTCGGCGGTGAACTCGGTCAGGTGGTCGTCCTCCATCCACTCCCCGATGAGGCAGGCATTCACATGGCCGGCCTCGGCCCGCAGCGATGCCATCACCGCATCCTTCAGCCGGTCCGTCGCCATGTGCAGGATCTGGATGTCCTTCGCGACGCGCCGGCGCCTGGCCTTCTGGCTGGCGCTTTCCGGCGCCTTCAGCCAGACCCGGTCGGCGCGGTTCAGCCCGCCCTCGCCGCGGGTCAGGAACCAGCGCTCCCCCTGCCCGGCCCGCCGCCGCCCGCGGTAGAACCGATAGGCGTTGTCCGTCGTGGCGCCGCCACCGTGCATGTCGATCGCCAGCGCCACCGCCCGGAGCCGCACCTCAGCTCCCTCGACCGGCCAGCTGCGCTCGGCCAGAGGTTCAAGCGCGGCCCAGTCCTCGGCCTGCTCGAACGGCTTGAGCAACCGCTCCGCCTCCGCCCCCGGCATCGAGAAGATGTCGAAGCGGTCGATCGGCATGTGCTGCCCGTCCTGCCCCCAGGCCGTCACCCCGACGGCAAAGCGCGTGCCCTGAACGTCGACCGACACCGTCACGTAGCGCGCCCAGGAGGGCGCCACCCCGCGCGGCAGGTCGACCCCGCGCGCCTTGTCGCGCAGCCCCTGCACCGTGACTTCCATCTCGGAACCGGCCGAGCGCGGAAAGTGAGGCTGGGCAAAGCCGGTGTTCATCACCGTCTTCAGCTTTTCCTCGTCCCCCGTCGCCTCGAATGTTGCAATCGCCTGACGATACATCGTCACCAGTTCCTTCCAGGACGAAAAGGCCGCGGCCGTGCCGTCGAGCCAGTAGCTCAGCATGTCGGTGCGGCGGACCCGTCCGCTGTCGATCGGCACAAGCTGTGGACGCCCCTCGGCGTCGGCCTCGCCGCTCTCGTGCAGCCAGCGACCCGCCGCATTCAGCTCGCGCTTGAGCTCGTGGCCAAAGGTCTCGCGGCAATGCGGGCAGCGCATCCGCGCCGCCTCGCCCGCCTCCATCGGGTCGCCGCTCTCGGGATAGACGAGCCGCTTGTGGGTTGGCTCGAACAGCGCGCCGCAGGACGGGCACGGCCAGTACCAGCGCCCCCGCGTCCCGTGCGGATAAAGTGCGAGCACACCATAATTGACCGGCGGGCAGTCATGCGGTGTCCGCGCGCGCCAGCTTTCATCCCGGAGCGGCGCGCCAGGACTGCTCTCGACCACCACCATGCCGCGCGACAGGTAGGTCCGCGCCCGGGCTCGCATCAGCGAATAGGCATCGCCCTCACCATCGATGCTCTCCGGGAAGTGGTCGTAATCGGTTGCCAGCACCAGCCGGATCGTCGCCGAGCTCAGCTTGGTGATCGTCGGCCAGTCGATCGTCAGCTGCGTCCCCCCGGTGAAGAGCTTGTGATAGATGTTGTCCGCCCCGCGCCCGCTCGCCTGGCGCGCCCGCAGATCGGGGCTGTTGCGCACCATCGGCGCAAGCTTGTTGCGCTCGAACTCCGCCGCGGCCTCGCGCGTCATCTGGAACAGCGCCACCCGCCCCGGATCCGCACAGATCGTGTAGGCCAGCGCCGATTGCAGCATCTGCGTCTTGCCCGACTGCGACGGCCCGCAGAACGCGAGCCCCCGATAGCTGCGCGACGCGATCATGTCGGAGGGCTCGACCATGTAGGGCGTCACATCGCGCCGAAACGGCTGCCACTGCCCCGACACGTTCACCCGCATGTATTTCTCGGCCGCCTCCGTTACCGAGATCTTCTCGGCCGGACGCCATGCCGGCAGGGCCAGCCGCAAAGCCACCCTCGGGTCGGCGTACGGCGGCAGAGGCCCGAAATCATCGAGCATCCGCATGCCCGGCCTCCTCAGATCAGAAGATTTTCGCTCAGGTCCGCCTCGCCGACCTCGCGGTCGCGAAGCTCCCGCTCCTCGATGCAATCCGCCCAGGCGGTCAGCAGGTCGCTGCCGATCCGCGCCACGGCCGAGACCTGCGACGGGCTCAGGTCGATCTCCCGTTCCAGCCGGTCCGGCATCGCCTCCAGACCGTCGCGCACGATTTTCCCGAGGCTTTCGAGCAGCTCGAGAACGTCGGGCAAGGGCACGAGCTGGCGGCGCCGCCGCTGCGCCTCGGACCAGCGCATGTCGGCCTCGGCCAGCTCGCGCCGCTCCTTCGCCGACATCTGCGCCGCGGGGCTGTCGATCTCGACCCCAAGCATCTCCGCACGCAGCAGGCTGATCTGCGCCTCGTTGTGCCGGCTGCGCTGTGCCGCCTCGGCCTCGCGCGATTTGCGCCACGCCCAGCAATGCGACAGCCGCAGCACATAGGCCCGGCCGTTGCCGCCGACCTGCGCCACCGGCATGCCCTCACGGATCCACTTCGAGACCGTGTTCACCGTGGTGCCGAAGGCCTGTGCGATCTCTTCTTGGTTCATGTCGGCGTCGCTGACCGTCGCCGGCAGTGGGTGCGCCCGCAACAGCGGCGCAAGATCGTCATCGATCTCCACCGGCAGCAGCGCCGCCGCCCCGCTCTCGTCCATCATCGCGAACCCCAACAACAACCCCATCTCGTCATCCGGAAAATTCCCCAAAGACCTGCGAGGACCGGGGCGCGAATTACCCGTGCGACGAGGATGCCCAGGAAGGACCCGGGCGGGTTTCCGGCCCCGGTCAGCCTTTTGCGCCGCGGCCCCGGGCCGTCGCCAGCGCACGCTCGAGCCCGCGCGCGAAGTAGGTGGCGAACTCCCGGCGCACCCGTTTCTCCGCGCCCTCGACGAAGCCGAGCCGCGCCTTGTAATGCGGCACCCGCTGGCTGAAATGGACGACCTTCTTCAGCTTCGCCTTCCGGCTCGTCCGCTTCCAGACCCCGGGCGACAGCTTCGACCCCGGCCGCGGCACGAAGAACTGCCCCGTCGTGCCCCGCCTCTTGCGGCTCGCCCGCGTCGAGTTCGCCGCCCGGTCGCCCTGAGCCTTCACATCCGAAAGCACCCGGTTGCGTTCCCCGGTCGACCAGTTGCCGAACGCATCCCGCAGTGCCGCCTGCGCCGGGATCACGGATTCGATATGATCCGCATAGGGCATGCGCGTGGAGAAGAGCCGCTCAAGCCCCGTCTGCCCCCGCGCCCCGCCGCGTTCCTGCACCTTCAGGTAATGCCGGCGCGACACCGAGGGCCGTTCCTTCACCTCAGCAACGAGCCGGTGTTTCGTCGCCCGCCACACCATGAAGGCATTCTTCGTCCACCGCGTCGGCCGGTCGAAGTGCTGATCCATGTCGGACTGCACGCCCTTGAGGACATCCGCCGCCATGTCATTGAGGGCCCAGGCCAGCGCCTGCGGCACCTGCTTTTGCTGGACAGCATCCAGCCCGGACAGCACCTCGTCGAGGTTGCTGGTGAATTCCAACCGCATGATGGGGAGCGCTCCAAAACCAAGCGCCCGGTCGGGTGGGTTCCCGCCGGGCGCTCGTGTGGA